GGGCGGAGACTGGGCACACGCCGGTCCGAAGCCCTGGGACGAGGAAGACGACGAGCAGTTCATCGACACGATCGACACCTACAACGAGGCCATGCTGACCCTGCCGGTGGAGGCTCCCGCCGTAGAGGAACCGGCTGTCGTGGCCGGAGACCACTGGGAAGACCAGACGGACTACGACCTCGAGAAGATCGCGGACCGCGCGGCCTCAGGAGCTGGGGCGGACGAGGACGACGGCGTGCCTTCCGAGGAAGAGCTGACGGACTTCGATAGCTTCCCCTCTGTCCTCATGCAAGTGGTCGGATCGGGCTTCGGCTCCGGACTGGGGAAGACCAACCCCTCGGGCCGCGGCTTCATGACGGGCTGGACGGAAGACTACGACGTCCTCTCGAACGAGAGCATCTGGAACAAGCTTCTGCAGATGTTCTCGGAGACCACGTAGCGATTTCCCTTTTCTTTGGCAGAAGATTCCTGCCCGTCTCTATCTAAGATAAGATCAGGAGCCTGTTCTAGATGAAGATCACCGTCGAACAGCTTCGTGGCATGGTGAAGGAAGCCATCAACGAGGCCAAGAAGAAGAAGACCAAGGACGTGAAGGAAGAGATCCGTCCGGACGGTCACATCGTCGACAAGAATCAGGACTACGCTCCCCCACTCGCCGGCTACAACCTCTACCGTAGTCAGGGCGCCGTGAACTGGGGCCCGCACACGGGTCCCGGTCCGAAGATCGACGACCGTCCCTACGGCACGAAGATGGAGTCTGCTCTCCGCCAGGTCATCGGGCAGATGATCTCCGAGGAGCTCCGTCCCGATCCGAACTCGGCCTGGGCGCGTCTGATGCCGCCTCCGGTGGTCGAGGAGAAGGTCCCCCAGAACGTCTGGGAAGCCGCCATGCACTACTACGATTTCCAGCGCCGTGGCCTCGGTCAGATGAAGGAAGACACCACCCCGCCCCCGCCCAACACCTCGGTCGATGAGAAGCACCTCGGCTTCAAGAAGCTGAAGGGGAAGCTCGCTCACAAGAAGGGGGTGAAGAACGCGGGCGCACTGGCAGCTTCGATCGGTCGCAAGAAGTACGGCGCGAAGGGCATGGCCAAGAAGGCAGCGGCCGGCCGAAAGTAAGTGAGAGGATGAAGAAGGGAAAGGATTCCAGCCACGAACCGGTCCGGGCCCGCCACCTCGAGGTGACGCCCCGCAAGGACGAGTCTCCGGAGCGCATGATCAAGCGCTTCATGAAGAAGGTTCGGAACGAGGGGATCATCCAGGAAGTCTACCAACGTAGAGGCTATGAAAAGCCTTCGGTGAAGATCCGGAGGAAGAGGGCCCGGGCAGACTTCAACCGACGTTTGGAAATCAAGCGTTCGGAATCGAGAAACTAAAAAAAAGAGCGCAAAAAATCTGGGCATCTTTATTTAGATGTAGAAGTTTCGCCCAGAGAGGAAGAACGAACACATGGCCGCAAAGGAAGGCAGAGAGCTCGTTAAGGAGGCAGTAAAGGACGCGAAGGCCCTGAAGGCCGCCGCCCTCGAAGCCGCCAAGAACGAGATCGTGGAGCAGATGGCTCCCGGTGTGAAGGCTCTCCTCGAGAAGCAGATCCGCTCCGCCCTTGCCGGCGAGAGCGTCGACCGCGTGAACGACCAGGGGGCAGACTACTACTCCCCGGCTTCCCGCGAGAAGGAAAAGCGGTACGAAGAAGGCAAGGACAAGGGAGAAAAGGACATGGCCGAAGCGAAGGACGACAAGGAGAAGGAGCTCGACCTCGAGTCGCTGGCCGGGTTCTTCCCGCAGCTTTCCGAAGAGCCGGGTGAAGAGCACATGGAGCTCCCCGGACAGCACGGCGAGGACGAGGATCCCGAGTCCGCCGCCGGCGCCCACGAGCACGACGTCGCCGAAGGCGAGCACCTCGAGTGCCCGAAGTGCGGCCACGAGATGGAAGCGGGCGGCGAAGAGCCGCACGCGGAAGACGAAGGCATGGACGGCGGCATGGGCATGTCCATCCCTCACCTCGGCGAAGACGCCGAAGCCGAGCCGGACATGAAGGAAGGCAAGGACAAGGAGAAGGAAGACATGGACGAGGAAGTCGAGATCTCGGAGTCGGAGCTGCACAAGGTCTACGAGGCCGCGCTGCAGACCGAGGCCCAGGTGACCAAGGGCTTCAAGGACATCGTGGGCGGTGGCGAGCTCGACCAGGCGGCCAAGGAAACCGGCATCGCCGACAAGAAGACCGGCGAGAAGCACTGGGACACCGAGGTCCCGCCGGACCACGTCGACTACCAGATCAAGGAGGCCCTCAAGGCGGGCCTCGCCGAGAACAAGATGCTCCGCGGCAAGCTGAAGGAAGCCGTCGCGATCATCAAGAAGCTCGGAGAGACGCTGCACGAGACCAACCTCTTCAACGCGAAGGTCCTGCACGTCAACCGCATCCTCAACAGCGACCGCAAGCTCACGAAGGAGCAGAAGGCGGTCGTCCTCGAATCGATCGACAAGGCGAAGTCGGTCGCACAGGTCAAGATGGTGTACGAGGCCATCGTCAGCTCCTTCAAGGCCTCGGCCGGGTCGCTCAGCGAGTCCAAGTCTCGCAAGCCGCTCGCCAACGCCCAGCGTCCCCGCACGTCGGGAACGCCCAAGCCGGAAGTCCTCCGTGAGTCGGTGGACAGGGCAGAGGGGCAGGGCAAGTACGACCGCATGCGTCAGCTCGCGGGCCTGCTCAAGTAACCCAGACCCAATCGACTACTAGGAGAAACAGGAAATGAGCTTCGATATGAAGGAACTGACGGAGGGCATCTCCAAGCAGGACATGCTGAAGGAGTCCGCCCGTCTCGTCAAGAAGTGGGAGCGCACCGGCCTCCTCGAAGGCCTGCAGGACTCCCCCCGCAACAAGGCGAAGTCCAACATGGCGCGCCTCCTGGAGTCCCAGGCGGCCCAGCTGCTCACCGAGTCGAACTCGGTCGGTGGCGACCTCCAGGGCTTCCAGAACGTCGCCTTCCCGATCGTCCGCCGCGTCTTCGGTGGCCTGATCGCGAACGAGCTCGTCAGCGTCCAGCCGCTGTCGCTGCCGTCGGGCCTCTTGTTCTACCTCGACTACCAGTACGGTAACGTCAAGGCCGGCAACAAGAACGACGACTTCAGCACGGGTGGTTCGCTCTTCGGCGACCAGACTGCCCCCGGTACCCAGAACCTGGCTACCAAGGGTATGTACAACCTGGGCACGTCGTACTCCTCGCGTGAAAAGGTCTCGACCCAGACCTTCGCGCAGGGCGTCTCGGCGGCCACGCTCCAGGACGTCAACTACGACCCGGACCTGTCGGGCACGATCGCCAACGGCCAGCTCACCAAGCTGACCCTCACCGGCGCGTACTCGACGATGTCGGGCCTCTCGGAGGCGCTCTCGGACGCCGCGTCGATCAAGCAGTGGATGCCGGTCTCCGGTTCGTCCACCAGCTGGATGGCGGGCACCGACGGAACGCCGGTCGCCGACGGCACCGGCCAGGGCACCAACGGCGCGCTGATCGTCTACCGTCGTCACACCAAGGTGGCGCCGAACGGTCAGGACCTCGTCTTCATCGTCTCCGGCACCGTCGACACGGCGCAGGCGGCGAAGGTCTCGTACCTCGTCGGTTCGATCATCCAGGCGTCCACCACGGGCACCCTGGTTCTGCCGAACTTCGAGTCGGACTTCGGCACCACGCCGACGCCGGTCATCCCCGAGATCAACCTGAAGATCCAGAGCACGGCCGTGGTGACCAACACCCGGAAGCTGCGTGCCAAGTGGACGCCGGAACTCGCCCAGGACCTGGCCGCGTACCAGAACCTGGACGCCGAGGTCGAGCTCACGCAGGTCCTCTCGGAGGCGATCGCCCTCGAGATCGACCGCGAGATCCTCTCGGATCTGCTCTACTTCGCGACCGGCGCGAACTTCTTCTGGAGCCGCAAGCCGGGCAACTTCGTCGACAAGACGACGGGCCTGGGAGTGTCGGGCGCGTCCTTCACCGGTACCGTCCGCGAGTGGTACGAGACCCTCATCGAGACCTGCATCGATGTGGCGAACAACATCCACCGCAAGACGCTCCGTGGAGCCGCGAACTTCATGGTGACCTCGCCCGACGTGGCGACGATCCTGGAGGCCTCGGTGCTCTACAAGCCGGTCCTCTCGATGGACCCGAAGGAGACGATGTTCACGGTCGGCACCGAGAAGGTGGGCACCCTGAACAACCGCTTCACGGTCTACAAGGACCCGTACTTCCCGCGCAACCGGATCCTCATCGGGTTCAAGGGCGGGAGCTTCCTCGAGACCGGCTACGTCTACGCCCCGTACGTGCCGCTGATCGTCACCCCGACGATCTACGCGCCCGAGGACTTCACGCCTCGGAAGGGCGTCATGACCCGCTACGCCAAGAAGCTCGTTCGTTCGGACTTCTACGGCACGGTGACGGTCGAGGACATGAACGTCATCTAACCGGATGACGGGAACCTAAGCCCCTAGCTTAGACTGAAGGGCCCCTGGAGAAATCCACGGGGCCCTTTCTTTTTTCTAAGACCCAGTCCTCGGGCTCTCCCCTACCTATCTGGTAGAGCCCTACCCAGGAGACACCACGATGGCAAAGCTTCCCAAGTTGAACGAGGTCTTCATCCACGCCGGTCGCCAGCCGATCAACGTGGGTTCCGCCTACTCCCTCAGGAAGGAGGCGGGCATGCCGAACAAGGCGAACCTCGGCCCGCGCCAGTACGGCTCGAACATCGGCAAGGGCAGGATGTCCGAGGCCATGAAGCCGGAGCTGGAGAAGGTCGTCCAGAAGTACGTCGACCTCATCGTCCGCGACCTCGACAGCGGGGACGATCCGACCGACGACATCACGCGCCGGCTCCACGACTTCGCCCACGAGATGGAAGGCGCGGAAGGGGAAGACCCGGCCGAGCTCGACCAGGGCGGCCCGGAGCCGGGGACCACCGGCGGCGAAGGATAGAGCATGAACGCGCCCCGGCTGGACGAGGTCTTCAAGTTCAGGCACGACGACGCGGGGGAGTTCGTGACCGACCTCTCGTTGAAGTGGGCCGAGCGGACCCTGAACCGCTGGCAGCAGTCCACACCCTTCGCCCGGGACCAGGTCTCCGACGAGGAGGCCTCCGAGCTGGCAGCCTGGCTCGGGGCGCTGCGGGACGCCGCCGCCGAGCGCAGCCGGAATTTCCCCTATTTTGAGGTCGAGGAAGAGATCGAGAAGAACGCGAAGAAGAACCCGAAGGAGTGGAAGGACAACCCGTACGGGGTCATGTTCGTGTCTGTCGTCAACCGCTGGGCGAAGGAACACGGCAAGGTCGGCCAGATCTCCCGCGGTGACATCGACAAGCTCTTCAACCTTGTAGTGACCGACCTGGAGCGACTCTAGAAATGCCGTTCGTTCCCAACACCGGCCAGACGGCCTTTGGCATCTACGACTCGGACCCGCAGTTCGCCGCGGACGCCGACAAGATGCTCGACTTCACGTTCAGGAAGCTGGGCGACCCGGTCATGCAGGTCGAGCTCACTCCGGACAACGTCTACGAGGCGTTCGAAGAGGCGTGCCTCGAGTACTCCGCCATCATCAACATGTACCAGGCCAAGAGCGTCCTGAGCACGCTCCTCGGCACTCCGACCGGCTCCCTCACCGGGAAGGAGAACAAGTACCCGAACAAGTCCCTGGAGCTGGCCAAGCGCATGGCCGGCCCGTTCAGCGCCGAGGCCGGCGTGGGCGACGTGAACATCATGTCCGCCTCGATCATGACCTCGGCCGGCACTTCCAAGTACGACCTGAACCCGCTAGTCGTGGGCACCGGCTCCTTCACCGGGGGCGACAACTCCCAGAACCCGGCGGTCTTCCCGACCGGCTCTGACGGCCTCCCGCTCCGGATCTACATCAAGGAGATCTACCACCCGGATCCCCTCTCGGCCTACCGGTTCTTCGGCACGACCTCGGCCATCAACTACCTGAACAATGAGTTCAGCTTCGAGTCGTTCACGCCGGAGACCATCTTCTACCTGTTGCCCATCTGGGAGGACGTCCTCCGCGGCATGCAGTTCAAGATGAGCAACAAGGTCCGCCGGTCGAACTACAGCTACGACCTCCACCACAACGAGCTGACCCTCTACCCGGCGCCGCAGATGAGCATCCCGCTCTTCTTCACGTACACGGTGGCCCAGGACCCGTACGCGCCGAGCGTCCAGGGGGACACGACGACGGACGGCGTGGCGAACGTCTCCAACGTGCCGTTCGACAACATCAAGTACTCCCAGCTCAACTCGATCGGCAAGCAGTGGATCAGGAAGATGACCGTGGCCCTCTCCAAGGAGATGCTCGGTCGCATCCGCGGCAAGATGCAGACCATCCCGATCCCGAACGGGGACCTCACCCTGGACGGCAACGAGCTTCTCACTGACGCCCGGGCGGAGCAGGACGCCCTCCGCGGGGAGCTCAAGGAGCTGCTCGAGGACACCACCTACGACAAGCTCGCGGCACGTGAGGCCCAGATGGCGGCCGACCTCGAGAACATCATCAAGGAAGTCCCGCTCGGGATCTACATCGGGTAACCCATGCCACGCAAGTTCGTCGGCACACGAGAGATCGCCTTCATCAACTCGATCACGAAGGAGCTGCACCAGCACGTCGTGGACGAGGAGGTGATGTACTACGCCATCGTCCTGGACAGGACGAAGGTCGACGACCTCTACAACGAGGCGATCAAGAAGGTCTGGGCCGCTCCCGTCAAGGTCACGGCCCGCGTGCTCTACGACAACCCGACCACGAAGAGCGGGCTCTTCGGTCCGGACTCGGAGTACGCCAGCGAGGTGTACTTCCACACCCAGGAGCTCCAGGAACGGAACGTGAAGCCCCGCGAGGGCGACTTCGTCGAGTATGGCCAGATCTACTACGAGATCACCTCCGTCACGCAGCCGCAGGTGGTCTTCGGCCAGATCAACAACAAGCTCATGACGAAGTGCAAGCTGGTCCCGAGCCGCCAGCAGCAGTTCCAGGCGGGGGCGAGCTCCGTGGAGAACATCGACCACAGCCACCCGATCGACAACAAGCCCAGCTTCACGCGTCAGCAGCCGGAGAACGTTCGGCCGACCTACGCCTCTGGTAGTCTATAGACGCGTAGATCTGGCAATATATCAAAAGGAGTCCATCGCATGAGAACCTTCATCCTGCTGCTTACCCTCCTCGCCTTCGGGTGCACCTCCTGTGCCCACACGAAGCCCAAGACGTGGGACCCCATGGGGGACAGCGACGCGGCGTACGCGCAGGAACTCATGCAGGAGACCGTCCAGGTCGATCACCGAGTCACCGTATTGGTCCCCGATCCCGACTCCATGAAGGAGGGGATGTCGCCCAAGGACATGAAGCTTGTGCCTCGCCAGACAGGCGGCAGTGGCACTGGAGTGGTGGTGGCGGTGTCGAAGGACGAAAGCCTCATCGTGACCGCGGCCCACGTCTGCAAGCCGATGGAGACGATCAAGGTCGAGATCTTCCCGGGCCTCGCGTTGGAGACTCCGGTTCTCGGAGAAGACTACCAGGTCTGGACCATCGACCTCGACAAGCTTCCGGCAGAGGTGGTTACGTTCGACGAGGAACACGACCTCTGTGTCATGAAGGTGAAGGGAAAGGCGGGCAAGCCCGCTGCTTTGGTGGAGCGGCACGTCCCCGTCGGGGCGAAGGTCACCTCGGTCGGCAGCCCGCTCGGCTTCCTGAACTACCACCGGGCCTTCGTGGCCGACGGCAGGTACGTGGGGATCAACTACAACGCCCAGACGAAGGAGCACACCGAGTCCGTCGCGGTCCCGACCACGAACGGCTGCTCCGGCGGCGGGGTGTTCTACCAGGGTCGGCTGATGGGGCTCATGCTCTCTGTGAACAAGCAGTTCGAGGAGATCGTGCGGGTCCAGGGCGACAAGCCGCTGCAGGACATCATCAAGAAGGCCCGGGGGATGTGGCACCAGTGAACAAGTACGACGAGGCACGTCAGGAAGTAGAGTTCGATCCGATCACGATCGAGACGGTCGACCGCGCGATCCGCGACTGGTTCGACCAGACCGTCGACGTGGCCGTCGAAACGCCGACGTCTGAGCGACAGAAGGTGCCTGTCATCTTCAGCTCCGGCGAGCGTTACGCCATCAAGCGCAAGGGGATCCGTGACCAGAACGGTGTCCTCATCCTCCCTCTCATCTCGGTCCGGCGCACCGGCATGGACGCCGACCCGACCATGCAGGCGCTCGGTTCCCAGACACCGAACCTGACGATCGCCAAGAGGATCGACCCGAAGACGAACCAGCTGCAGAACAACATCCAGCGGGTCTCCTCCGCCGGGATCCCGATCTTCGGTCCCGGGCCGGGGGCAGTCTACGAGGTCACCCAGGTCCCGTTTCCCGACCGGAACATCTTCAACTACGAGCTGGTGATCCAGACCAGCTACACCAAGCAGATGAACAAGATCCTCGAGAAGCTCTTCCGGGAGCTGGACATCAGGAAGACCTTCGTGGCGCCGATCGAAAACGACGGCCGTCACAGCCTGAACGGCGAGGAGTTCGAGGACCGCAAGCCTTTCAAGGGAGGGTACTTCGTGGGCTTCTTCGATTCCACCCTCTCCGACTCCTCGAACTTCGAAGAGTTCACGGACCAGGAGAGGATCGTCCGCTACACCACCAGCTTCAGGGTCCCCGCCAACCTGACCCTGGACACGGAAGGCGAGAAGCCCGCCGTGAAGATCACCAAGACGGCCTACTCCGTCGGATTCAGGGAGAAGCTGGTCTCCCGGGCGGAGTTCAAGAAACTCTTCCCGGATGAACCCGAATAGGCCCTCTTGGATTTGTACAGGAAAAAGTGAGAAAAAGAGGCCGTTGGGCTTCTTCCCGTCTATTTAGACTTAGCTTGGTCTGGGCTCTACGCTGAGACTAGACCTTTAGGGAGATTTCTTCAAGATGGCGCAAAAGTTCCTCAGCCCGGGCGTCTTCACCTCCGAGCTCGACCAGAGCCAGCTGGCGCAAGGCGTGGCTGGGATCGGGGCGGCGCTCATCGGTCGGACCCCATTCGGTCCGGCATTCCTGCCTGTCATCACCCAGGGGTACGACGACTTCGCACAGCGCTTCGGCGCCGTGGACCCGAAGTTCTCGGTCCCGTACGCGGCCCGTGGCTACCTGGCGAACGCTGGGGCCGCGACGGTCGTCCGCGTCCTGGGTCACAAGGACGGCACCGGGACGGTCGCGACCAACGCCGCCTACCCCTCGGGGTGGGTGATCCCGAACGTCGTCGGCATCACCGACAACATCATCTCGGGCAGCCAGGGGCAGGTGCTCCTGGAGCTCCACTCGCAGTACCCGGTGCAGGTCTCAGGTGTCGCCGGTGACGCGAACAACTTCACGGTCCGCGTCGTCTCGGGCTCGACGGTCCTGTTCGCCACCACCGCGTCGTTCCTGACCTCGTCGGCGAACTACGTGGGCAAGGTCCTCAACACGGACCCGACCCTGTGGCAGACCTACTACCACTACATCTTCCGCAACTTCAAGTACGCCACTCCGGCCGCCTCGGCGAGCTGGGGCGTCGCGGTCGAGCTCTCGGCCTCGAGCTGGCTTCGTGACTTCGAGGGCGGACAGAGCATGTGGGTGAAGTCCCAGCCGCTCGGCGGCCAGGAGTTCAACATGCTCCGGTTCTGGACCCGCGGTCACGGCCTGGCGGAGACGAGGCGGCTGAAGGTCACGATCTCGAACGTGAAGCCGTCGCCGAACCCGCTGTCGACCCCGTACGGGACGTTCGACGTCGTCGTCCGCGGCTTCAGTGACACCGACCAGCGCGTGCAGAACCTGGAGTCCTTCATCGGGTGCACCATGGACCCGAACTCGGACAACTACGTCCTGAAGCGGATCGGCGACCAGGTCGAGACCTTCGACACCATCCAGCGCAAGTTCGTCCAGACCGGCACCTGGCCGGCGAAGAGCAAGCTGATCTGGGTCGAGATCCCGACCACGACGGTCATCCCGGCCGAGGCGCTCCCCTGGGGCTTCCGCGGCTACATCGACCCGCAGTTCACCAACGGCGCGTTCGTCCCGCAGATCCCGTACGTCCAGAACCAGAGCGACCGCTTCGGCAACCTGGACCTGAACACCTGCTGGGGCGTCCAGTTCCTGTCGGGTGGCATCGGCTCCCGCATGCGTCCGCTCCCGGACGGAATCGAGAGCTCGGGGCTCTACAACTCGGACGCGGACTTCTCGCTGAGCAACCTCAGCGCGTCGTACCTGAACGGGAAGCAGCTCTACACCTACGTGCCGGGCTACGGACTCTACACGGTGCCGGTCTACCAGTCGGCGTCCCTCCACAAGTTCACCCTGCCGTTCCGCGGCGGGCACGACGGCTGGGACATCCGCGTGGCGGACCCGCTGTACCTGAACAACACGGACGACGAGACGATCCTCGGCGTCGTCGCTGAGAAGCGTGCCGTCGACACGATCGCCAACCCGGACGCGTACGACATGAATCTCCTGGCGATCCCGAACCAGGACAACCTGAAGATCACCGACTACGGCCGGACGATGGTGAACAACCGTCAGGACGCCCTGTACATCATGGACGTCACCGGTGCCTCGGTGAACGAGGTCGTGGGTCAGCTCC